AGCATGATTATGAAATGAAAACTAAGGGGGGATTGAAATTGTAGAATAACGATATTAACAGAAAAAAATGAATTTAACGGAAATCAAAATAATACATTTAAGGAGAGACAGAATATGAAATATAGTAAGGCAGTGGATAGCATTATAAAAAATTTATCAGATGAACAATTATCGCAGTATTTTAAAGAGTATGTGGAAAGCATGCAATGCAAAGAGAGGCACACTGATATAGCCTGTGAAGAGGTAGATGCATATGACAGTATTCTATCAAGTATATTCCCAAATGACATAAGAGTTCAGATGATGCTATACGACAAGATGATGGATGTATCAGTAGAATATGAGGAGTCCGGATTTATTGCAGGATACAGGATGTGTTTGGAACATCTCAAAACCTTTTTACATTCCAGGAAAAGCAAATAAAGGTAAATTTCTATTGGAAAAATCCAAAAAATAATAGGAAAAACTATTGACATGGTAGGTAGTTATGTTACCGTACGCTTGTAATTAAAAAACAAATTTAATTTATGGAGATGAGCAAGATGAGAAAAGAAAGAAAAGTTTTAATTGAGAAGTTAAATGAGTTAAGTATGCAGAGAGAAGCAGAGTATGAAATGGGATGTGGCTTTGGCTCAAGAGAAATATACGAAGCATTTAATCCAGACTTTGAGGAGTTAGAAACAAAGTTGGCTGCTACATACGGAATGACTCCAAGTGAATATGATAGTAAGATGTATGAAATAGATGAAATGGTTATGAGAAAAATATGTGGGTTAGATGAGGTTCCATTTAACTAATTCAAATATAAGCAATTTGAAGCAGCATGATAGTTAAAGTGAAGCTTAATAATGGAGGTAAACTATGAATGTAAAAGAAATGCTAGACAAGCTAGAAGACCTGGAGATGGAACTGGATGAGAAGGAAATGATGGCAGACCACTGGTTAGATGATGAAGAAGAATGCAATATTGAGCTTGCCGAAATATATGAAGCAGAAGCTGATGTTTTATACAGGGAAATATATGAGCTGTTTGGACTGATAGCAGAAAAGATAGTTGTAGTTACAGGTGGTGAGGTAAATGAGGTTAAAGCAAGAGCTATGGTGATGAACAAAAGAGAAGATGTTAAAAGGATTTTTAGCAAATATTTTTGAGGAGGCCTTATGAAAATTTATTCTTTGAGAGATACAAATACTAAGGAGCTAGTGGCACATACTGAAATGATAGGTTATGAAAACGAGTTCACTTTTGCAGATGCAGAAGTCTTAGAATCAATACTTGAATCTGCCATATCTTCCGGATTAATACCGGATGGATGCTATGAATGGGAAATATTGGTAAATGTAACTGGATATAACTTTGATTTAAAAAGCCATATTGGTATAGAGATCTAGTAAGCTGATGCAGATTATTAAATATAATCTGCATTTTTTAATTCCAGGGGGTTCCTTTATACCTATAAATATTTATTGGAAAAATCCAAAAAATAATAGGAAAAACTATTGACATAGATGCTCGGTATGTTACCGTACGATTGTAATCAAAAAACAAATTTAATTTATGGAGATAAGCAAGATGAGAAAAGAAAGAAAAGTTTTATTTGATAAGTTTAACGAGTTGGAAGCTCAGTGGGATGCAGAGGTAGACAAAGCAGGCATTGCTTTTTATAAAGAGATACAAAATAAGTATATACCTTACCTTGACGAGGTAAGAACAAAGTTGGCAAAAACATATAATATATCTCTCAAAGAATATATAGCTATAGAGGATAAGATGTGGATGAGAAAACATGGTATAAATGAGGCAAATCTTGCTCCTAAAAAGGAAGTTAAAAAGTGGATAGGTTATAGATGCGAGTACTTTGAAGAAAAGATTGATAGATGGGTTTGCTTGATAGAAACAAAAGACCTTGACGAAGCTAAGAGCCTTTTAGACCATCCTATAATTGGTAACCCTCCTACTAGGGTTGCAAAGTATGAAAAGACTGGAGTTAGAAAAATCAAATATAAAGTATTAGAAGTCATAGAAGTAAAAAATCATAAGTAAGAGAGGGAACTTTAGAATGAGATATAAATATTGGTTAACACTTAGACCGGCAATGCCAGGAACTATACCTACTGATAACTTGGTATGGATTAATAATTTTGACAGTAGGACATATGAAGAGGAAGTTGGAAGAGAGGTTTGGGGATATGTTGAATATTCAAGAAGGCTTCCGGATAGGAAAGTTGTTAATTATGAATTGATTGAAGCAAATAGGAGGTAGAAGATGGTTGGATATTTTGATAATGAGCTTGTATGTGGATGGTATTACTTTGATGATTGCTATTATGGTGATGGAACTAAGGCCACAGCAGAAAGGATAGCGATTGAAAAGAATGAGGAGGAAATTAGTATATGAAAAAATACAGTGTGTACATATATGATAGCGAAAGTGGTTGCAGTCAGCCGGTTATTGTTGAATGCAGTTCAAAAACTGAAGCCAGGAAGATGGGCAATAAATATATTAAATTATGGAGGTTAGTAAATGGTTCTGTTAGGAGTATTGAGGAAGTATGCGAGTAGAGGTGATATATGACATGGGATGAGATATGCAGAAATGCTGATGGGGCAATATTTGGAGAACATACACTTAAGGCTAAGGATAATGCCAGGGAGAATGTTAGGGATTTAATACTAGAACTTACTGGTATGGATGTAGAGGATGAAGATTGTCCGGAAGATGAAATAGAAATGCATTGTAATGAAATGAATGTTGAATTT